AAACATCACCAAAAACCTGTTTAGCATTTCCCCCTATGCTTTGTACATATTGCATAGATTCTTCGAGTGCCTTTGGTATGGATTCTATACCAATACCAACATCAAGAAAACTATTAGCTAAAGATTCTGCACTTGTACCTAAAACTTTCGATGCCGCATATAATTTTTCAACTTCTTCTGAAGTTGCAACAACGTTCCTCCTTGAAGCTTGAGCTACATCACTTATTATTGCTGATACATCTTTTAAGTCACCACCAAGTCTTCTAACATTTGGCAGAGCATCGACTAACGATTTTTGTAACTCAAAAATCCTTTCTCTCCCTTGAGTAAAAGTTCTTAAAATATCATTACTGAATTCGGAGAGTGCCTTCTGTGATTCTAATAAATCAATTTTTTTTGCTCCCAAAGCATCTCCCGATACTCCCCCCGCCGCAGGTGTTGTTGGTGTATTTTGAAACATAATTTTTAACTATACATATAAATACAAAAGGACTGAATTTTCAGTCCTTTTTGTTTAACTCCATCCATTTATTCAACAAATACTTTCTTATAAAGATGGGCATTATTAAGAAATCAGAATAAGATACATTCAAAAGAGTCTTCAAAAAATAGAATTCATCTATTTGTCCTTTTCTATAATCAGAAGAAAGGACGAAAAAAGTCAACCCCGAACCCAACATTTACTGTTAGTTTTTCTCCTGACGGGGTTGTGACTGTTTTCTTTAAATCTAACTTCGGTTCATTATCATCCAAGAATTTTCGGATAAATTTAGAATCTGCAATCGGCATCTGATCTATAAATTTTGCTATTTCTCCTCTGTCCGTGATTCCGTTTACTTCAACAATTTGTTTGTTCAACCTCCATGTTACTTTCGGAGCGGTTCTTCCTTCGGGATACGTTGAAGACATACGTTGAATTTCCAAAATTTCTCCATATGACATAGGTTTTAATTTAACTGTACTTTGGGATTTGGGTAATATTGTTGTAAAAGTTCCGTCTTCTGAAGGTTGTTGACCTTTGATAATATCCAACTCATCCAACAATACGGTTGTTTTAAAAGGTTTTCTTGTTACTGTATCAACTAAATTGAGTTCCATTTCGGGTCCGAAAGCAGTATTCCTTAAAAAAATCAAAATTGCTTCAACGTCACCTTCTAACAAATCTTCAACTCTTATTTCGGGTTCATAAATTTTGGAACGTAATAAAGTTTGAGTCATGTCATTACCTGCCGCCATTAAAATGTTTTCATCATTGGCTGTCAAGTATCCCACTTTTAATGATTTTTTCTTATTTTTATAAAAAAAACCTTGAGATGGTAAAGGCACTACGTCATGTGGTAGTGAAAAATTTGATTGTCCGTATTCTTTTGCTTGATTGTCCATATAAAAATTTAACCGTAAAGTTTATTTCTTTACGGTTAAATATAAATCAAAAATGTTTTTAATAAATAGAATTTAGTAAACAAGAACACATCTATCCATTCTTAGGGTAGTGTTGATTGTTGCCAATCCGTCTTGTCCGTAATTCAAAGTGTTGAAATTGACATCGGTTAGGAAAGTTCCGTACAATATCCATTTTTCAACGACAACACCTGTTGGGTCCAACATTTCTAAGTCGACATCTTTTTTGTAACCCGCTGCATAACCCATACGACCAGTCACAGATTCAGCATGAAGTCTAACCCACTCCATCAAAGCTTGTGCCGCAGATGGTCCAATTGGATCTCTAAATACTGCTGGTATTGTTTGCCATTCGAATCTACCAGCTACATAAGTAGATGTGTTCAAAAAAGGAATCGGAGTAGATACTATTTGTATGTGTGGTCTTGCTGATGACTCAACAAACCACTCATTTATACCAAGTGAGGAAGGAAACCTTAAGATAAAACGGTTTTGTCGTTTTGGTTCATAAGGAATCGGCATTTTCATTAATAAATCAGCCATGTGTTTAAATTTTTTTTGTTTTTGTTATTTTATTGATAAATATATCCAACCTCAAAAATTTTTCTATTTACTTTTTTTTTGGTGGAATTATCCTTATTTAACTTCTCGCTTTAATCCTCCAGCAGTAGAATAAGTTTTTACTATATTATCTGGTTTATTTTCAAAATGTTTTTTCATTACTTCTATGTTTTTAGGATCATCATCACTAAAACCTATAGATAATTTATGTGGATTAAATTTATTAGCAATATCTTTCTTGAGAAATGCTTTTTTGTTTAATACTGCGGCCATTCCTTTGATGTAGTTGACAAAATTTTCCATCGCTTCTACTTTTGCTTCTTCAGGGTTGACCGCTCCTTGTTCATCCCCAAAAGATACGGGGTGATATTTGTTAAGTTCTAAATATGACTTTATTAATTCCTCGTCAGACATATCCCCTTCACCAGCAAAAGATCGATATTTTCTTAAGTTTTTGACAAGTTCATCTTTATCTATTCCACCGAATCCCTCTATAATATAATTATAAATTGCTTGTTTTATTGTTTCTGGATTGTGACCTCTAGCAGTTATAATTGCAAAAATGGACCCATTGTTAATAGCTTCTCTGAAATCATCGAAAGCTGGTCCTGTTCTTGCTCTCATAGCATCCACTAAAAAATCTTTATCTCCTTGAGTTCTGAAATTTCTGAACGGTTCTTCAGCGTAATCTACTATTGTAGTACCTTCGTAACCAAAAGGTTCTCTACCTATTATGTGTCTGAACTCGGCAAAATCATCCGTGGACATACCTACCTCTCTTCCATTAACATCTTTGAGTAATATTTTTGTAGGCATATGTACTATATTATCGTCCCAATCAAACGCATAATATTTTAGGTCAGGTGATCCCTCCTTTACAAACCCCTCTGTAAACAATCTTTTCATTTGGCTAAAAGGGGGACAATGTCCCCCTTATTTTTAATTTAGATATTTTCGAACGAAGCACCTGTTGGTGTGATGAAGAATTCAATATCAATGAATTCCAAAGCTTTCGTAGGTTTCAAGTATATCTTTCCTGTTAATGTGTTTCTATCTAAGTCTTCAGGAGAAGAAGACACTGTTACTCTGAAGTCATAAAGACCTCTGTCTCTTCTAATTGAATCTAAAATAGGATTAACGCTATCTAAGAATTGTTGTCTAACTATTTGGTCATTTTGTTCAAACAACAATCTTACCGCTACAGCTGAAATCAACTTTCGTGCTTGAAGTAACAATCTTCTAACGTTTAATCTGTTGAGTGCAGTATCTGCGACCTGAAGAGTTTTATTACCCCAAATTACAGTTCCCACATCAGCAAAAGTTGCAATTGGGTTGATTCTTCCTTGGTATAAAGTATCTCTATCTTCTTGAGTGAGTTTCACTCTTGCTTTGATGGAGTTCACAAGACCTCTTGTGTAACCCGCTGATGCGAACCAAGGGAATGCAATATTGTCTGTCAAAGCCAAGTTTCTACAAACTTCACCAGTTGGTGGTATGTAAATTTGTGTATTGTTTACAGTATCTCTTGTTAATATCCATGGATAGTAAGTCGCTGTGTAGTTAGAATCAATTCCAGTGTTGTCCAAATTATCAACCGCTTCTTGAGGATAGATTATATCCAAAGAATTTGTTGCGTCAGGAGTATACATTTGATAGTCAGGTGTTGTTGCAATGTACACTGAGTCAGCTCTTGAGAATTGAACCATGTCAATTGCCTCTTCAACAAGGTTAGAGTTATTTACATAATCTATACTCGAAGTTGCAAACACGTTAATGTTTGTAGATTCAGGATTTGCAAATGTGAGAATACCTAGTAAGTATGCGTAGTAATCAGTGTTTGCAAAATCTTGAGTATTGTTTTGAACAACTATTCTCTTGAATAAACCATCTCCTGTTGCATTTGGATATCTCTGAGAAGCTGACGCTCCCGCTAAGAATCCTGTTGCACCTAATTGGAATCTATCTTGGTTGGTTCTGAACTCTCTATAAATGTCCCATCCATCGAATCCACCAGCAAAACATACTGTATACTTTCTAGAGTAGATAAAGTAGTAAGGGTTTTCTTGAGTTTCAGGGTCACTGGTAAAATCAGCCACACCACATTCGAAAGCTGTCTGACCTGAGGTCAAATAAGAATTCGATATTGTAACAACTGTAGCGCCTGAGTCCATATGGAAACCTTTACTAACATAGTTCCATGGTTGACCATCAACAGGTACAATTGATGTAACCCAATTCAAAGGATTTTGAGTTCCTTTGTACTGTAAGAATGATTCGTCTATTCCGAATTGAGTTGAGAAACCTAAGTAACTTCTTCTTACAATATCTCCAGCAGATTCTGTTGTGTTTGCAATTCCACCAAAAGGAGGATTGTAAATTACTTCACCAGGAAAATAGTATTTAGTTTTGAAAATTGGAACTGGTGAAGGGTTCAGAACTGATGCGTATTCTCTTTGAGTATACCCGTTGAAACCACAAGGTAATGCGTCTATTGGAGCTTCGTCAGCCATTTCAACCATAATGTATCTCGAAATCAAAGCGTATTCACCATCACTCGAACCGATTTTCTTCGCAACAAAGTTGTTCGAATTTGGGTCCATGTTACAGTTTGTAAACTTCTCAATCACAATTGGATTAGCATCTGTGTCGAAGAAATTTCTAACCAACACATCAAATGTCATGTTATTGAACGACAAGTTTGAAACTGATACTTTAACCTCAACGTTTGCTGCGTTTCCATCAGAGATTGAAATAAATTTAAATAAGTTGTAAACTTTATTTCCTCTTAATTCAGAAACCAAATAAGGAGTACTTGGAGATTTATATTGTGTAACATTGTAAGCGATTGACTGAGGGTCTTGAGTTCTAGCACTAGGTAATGCAATCAAATCACAACTTAATCCTCTGATGTATCCTTGATTGTAAGCGTAAGCTAAAGTATTTCCATAAACTTCCTCAACATATACAGGTACTTCGTTTCTTGATTTACCAAAATTGTCTACCCCCAAAACTTTTGTGATGTATTTTGAAGATGATGGTAATAAAGAAGTTTCAAATGAGAAATTATCTGCATCTTTAGTAATACCTGAAATTAAGAAAGTCTCGAAAGGAGATTGAGTAACTCCTGAGTATTGATTAGTACATACTAAAGTCAAGTCAGTCAAACCACTTACCTCATAAATTGGTCCGTGGTCATCACTTGTAGCACTGTTCGTGAATAAAGAAATACCTCTTGAACGAAGAGTTGCAACAACCATATTGTTATATTCAGGATAAGCTGTACCTGAGTAATTATAAGTCCTACCTGTTATTGTACCTGTGAAAGTTGAAGATGCTCCTGATGTTAAAGAAGTAACATAATAATAGAATGAATATCCTGTGTAAACATTACCTGATGTATTATCAAAGTTTGCGTAATACCAAGGGTCATTCAAGTCAGAAGATAAATCATTTGTAGCTAAATTAACACTGTCACTTGCGAATTGGTTTATAACATTTGAATAAGTTGCAGTAATATCATAATAGTCACTCTCAGGAATTGCTCCATAAACAACAACGGTGTTTGCTGACAATGAAGGAGTATCCATTACATCATCAAGATTATTAGTAAAATCCAAGGACAATGTAGATGTACTTCCATCTGACATTCTATATTGTGTGTTAAAATTAGCAAGTACTTGTGGAGGTAATGCGCCACCTGTAAATGTTACGGTGTTTCCTGAAGATGAACCTGAAAATGTTGCAGTCCAAGGAGTACCTGATGTTGGATTTAAACCAATTGTAAGAGGATCAACATTTGCAGTAACTTTGATGCTCCATGATGGCCCCGCATCATATCCTGACAATCCTAAAATTCTTGTAACGAAAAGTTGATTGGATTGTTGTAAATACGATTTCGCAATGTATGCCGCTTCATACTTTGGGATTTGTGTGTTTATAAATTTTGTGGGTTCAGTGCCCCCAAAATATGCTTGAAACTCATCGTAGTTTGTGATGAAGATAGGTTCGAATGCGGGACCTTTAATTGTTTCCCCGACTAAACCTAACGTAGTCACACCTACACTTTGAGCCACAAATGATAAGTCAGTTTCAGACGTATATACTCCAGGCGATACGTATACCTTTTGATTTACTTGTGTTGCTTGAAAAAACATAGTTCAAAATTATTGTTTGCAAATTTATTTTAATGATAAATATTCATATCTAAGTGAAAAAACTTGACTTTTGAATATCTATTTGTAAGGAGTATGATTTTATTCTACCTTTTTTCTGCCTATAAAAATGACCAAAGAAATTAAAAACATCAAAATATCGCCTGAAGCTCATGAAACCCTAAAAAAGTACTGTGAGAAGAAAGGGATTAAAATTTATAAGTTTTTAGAAAATCTTATTTTTGAGAAGTGTAAAGAGAAAAAAGATATATATGGAGAGGATTAGACAAGTTTTGAATCAAACTTGATTGTTGATTCCAATGAGTTGTTTGTTTTAACAACATCGATTCTTAAAATGTCATTGGTTGAAATCTGAATCTCATTTACATCAGTTCCAAAATAATATCCGTTTATATAAACATCAAAACTATCTACGTTGGTTGACCCAATCAAAGACATATTTGCTCTGAATTCGACTATTTCACTCAAAGTGTTATTTCCCACGATGTATAGAAAATTGGATAAAAACTCGTTAGGATTTTCGGGAAACTTTGGTCTTCTCCTTTTAAGAGTCGTATTATCCAATTCCATAATCTGAGCAACCCTAGCAATAGCGGGTTTAACCTCAAACTCTTCTTCATCAATCAAATAACCTAACATTGTAAAGTCATAAGTCTGAATAAAATATTTTCTTGAATCGAGTTGCATTTGTGATTCATCAGTAATGTTTTGTAACACGATGGGGACATATTGACCTTTAATAAAAGTATATGCTTGTCTTGAAGAAAACTTTTGCATAATAATTTTATTAAGTTGGTTCAACTCTCTCATTCTATTGCAAACAATTTTTACACTATAATTAATGTCAACTGGAACAGGTTGTGGTATTGTGTATATATCCATTCCTTGTTCATTCCCATTCCAAGTTGGAACGGAAGCATAATAGAATTGTTTTCTATTTGGTATTGTATATTGTAGTGAAGGATTTGTACCGTACTTCACTTCAGGCTGTCTAACCACAGTAATAAACGGAGGTTCAGGATTGAAATCGAGATTAGTGAATAAAGCAGTCTCTACGTATTGTGTCCAATTTTGTGTTGTGATGATGATGTCGAGCATGGGAATAATTTTCCCTGCCGTTATTACTTGTAAATCTTCTTTAACAAAATCAAGCATACCCCTATCCAAGTCAGCATGTAATACTGACTTTGGTAAATAAGTCCCATCTTTGTTTATAAATTCAAGAAGTTGTTCTCTTCTAGCAAACAAAGTTTTTTTTGGAACTAATGGTAATGTAGGTTTTACTTGTTTTGGTAAAGGCATTTTATTTATCGTCTAAATCTTTAGAATTATCGTGTCCACATTTGTGACACAAGTATGGGTCATCTCCTCCATCAGATAATTCCCATGACCATCCACAACTATCACAAATAACCTCCCCGTTGGAGACTACTTCAATTATTTTTTTCAATTGTGTTTCTGTGATAATGTATTTCATTATATTCCTCTAAATTCGTTTTCACTCACATAAGTGGCAACAATCGTTCTATAGAAAGGTTTGTATCCTCCATATGTATGTTTATTATCTGATTTCACATATCCATCATCACTAACAACATAATACCTAACTCGGTCTTCAGATTCATAGTATCCTATGTAATCTCCTAAGAAAATTTCTACCTGTAAATCATCGAGAGTTTTTTGGTAAATACTGAACTGCATATTACCTGGTTCTTTTATTTCAACTTTCGAAGTACCAATAAATTTACTTGTAGGAGCCATAACTTTTACTAATCCTTTCAATTCGACTGGTGCTAAAAATTGTATTCCATCCTCCAAAACTTCACCATAAACATCATCTGTTTTTGTTTTTCTTCTATCAATACGGTAAAGAACAACGGTGAAATTCATATCACCGATTAACCATTCTTCTCCCATACCTATATCTAAACCATAATCTTCCGCCCCGAAGAACTTACCTAATCTTGTGATTGGAACCAACTTTTCTGCCATAATACTATATGATTTCCGTTATATTGATAAATACTCACTTTATAACTATATTTTAACCAAATATTTTTCTTATACATGGATATAAGTTTGGAATCGAAAGCATTATCCTTATTGGAATCTTATGAAGGTGGAAATAACTATTTACTCGAACTTAAAAGAAAGTCTCAAATAAATAAAAAATTCTATCCCACAAGAAGTCAATCTGAATACATTATTAATAATCATAACAACCAACCAAAGGTTGCTAAAAAGTGGGTTATTTTAGATGCATACTTTGCTAAAAAGTTGGCGGACGACAAACTCTATACTATAATACCTGATAAGGTGTGGGTCGAAAAGTTATTGTGTGACACCGAAAAGGCTTTTCATATTTGGGGAAGAGTATTCGAAACTGAAGAGTTTCATGACTTTTGGCTTCCGAAGGCAGCAATAATAAAAGACAATTCTGTCAAAGATGTTGTAATAGACTATGAAAAATATTCTCACAGACCACCATTGCAACATCAAAAAGAAGCAATCCAAAAACTTGTTGAAAACAAAAAATTTATATTAGCCGATGATATGGGTTTGGGTAAGACTACCTCTACTATCATAGCGGCTTTAGAAACAGGGGCAAAGAAAATTCTGATTATCTGTCCCGCTACTTTAAAAATTAATTGGAAGAGAGAAATTGAAAATTATTCCGAAAGGTCAATATTCATATCTGAAGGTAAAAGTTTCAGTACCGAACATGACTTTGTTATCATAAACTACGACATTATCAAAAATTTCCATGACACTAAGAAAAAAAATGAATCGCAAGTTACTTTTGCCAATTTTGATTTGGTGGTCGTTGATGAGGCACACTATATCAAGAATCCTACGGCCCAAAGAACCAAACTTATAAATGATATTGCCAAAGGGGTAGATAGACTATGGTTATTGACTGGGACACCTATGACCTCAAGACCTATGGATTATTTCAACTTATTACATTTGATAGAGTCTCCTGTTGCAAAGAATTGGATGGCATATGCAATTAGGTACTGTAGTGGATATCAATTTAATGTGGGAGGTAGAAAAGTTTGGAACGTTACAGGTTCATCCAATTTAGAAGAATTGAGAGATAGAACATCAGGCCTTGTTTTAAGAAGACTCAAAGAAAACGTCTTGGACTTACCTGAAAAAATAATCACTCCAGTTTATCTCCGATTGAAATCCAAAGCATATGAAGAAGTCATGGGGGAATATTATGATTGGTACGATAAAAACCCTGAAGAATCAAAATCTCTCACAGTACAATTCACAAAACTTACCAAAGTTCGTCAAATAATTGCCGATGAAAAAATAACTCAAACTATAGAAATTGCTGAGAATATTGTTGAACAAGGTAAAAAAGTAATCATCTTCTGTAACTTTACCGATTCACTAAACAAAATTTGTGAACACTTTGGAAAAACTGCAGTAAAAGTGGATGGGTCGATGTCCAAACACGAAAGACAACATAGTGTCGATTCATTTCAAGATAATGAAAAAGTTAAAGTTTT